ATATCTAAATCTGATATATCAATAGTCTGTATAAATGTAGTACCCATACCACTGACACCCATCGCAGAGGTACTATTACCAGAGCCTGTTATCTGAGCGCACTTATCTGCACCAAGTTGACCGCAAGTAGATCCTGTTGACATCGAAGCAGAACCTTGCCCACCCCAATCAGAATCCATGTCACCCTCATATTTTTTTGTCACAAAATCATTATCACCATCCAGAATATCTTCTGAGTCAGTATTAACTACGCTGTTAGTCGTTGTCGTCGTGTTGGTTGTGGTTATTGTTGTAATCCCATCGCCATCAGGAAAACTCTCTTCTGTTACTATTTCAGTTATTATTGTTTCAGTGGCAGGTGTACATAGACCAACTACATCTACGGCACAGTTAATATCTGCTTTAGAGGATGAGCAGAATAGTAACAATGCTAAGAAGCAGGCCACCCTTCTTAGTGGTTGATGTCTCATCCTTGTTCACTTTCTTCTTGGCTTTTTCTTTTAATGCTTTTTTCTTAGCCTTATCAAATGTTTTTTTCTTCTCTGCTTTTGCTAAATTTTCCTGCTCAATCATTTGTTTGAAGTGACTTCCTTCTGGTATCATTTCAGAGTTCTTTATCCACATCACCTTGGCTTCCTCGCCAATCAAGCCTTGATCTAATAAAGAACCAAATGGACAAGTCGTGCCTGCCCTCCACATAGCGTCAAACACACGGCCAGATGGATCACCACAAAGCACAGAAACTGATGCCACACGCAAACCGCTTTGCCCTAGAACCCTAGCTAATTTAATGCGCTCACAGTTCAAATCAATAATAGCCTTACCTCTGGCAATACCTAAGATCTGGGATTGTATTGCTATAGAGTTAGCCGTACCGCAAGAATCATTCTGATTAATGTTTATGCCCGGAGCATTTGCAGTACCCACAGATTTATCTATGACAGTTGAGGAAACTGTGTTAGAATCTGCGGCATGTGTTATAGTTGCAAAAAGTAAATAAGAAACTACACAAAAAGCTACAATAAGCCAAAGAAGTAATGTTTTCTTTTTAACTATCATTTGTCCCCCCAGGAGCAAATGTTGTCTAAAGAAAGAGCTTTGCAACTTAAAGTGCTACAACTAGACATCATTACCAATAACAAAAAAAACACAACTAAAATAGGAAGTGTTTTCCAGTAAATTCTGTTTCTAGGCATAACTAAATTTACTTCTCGTCTTTCATTATCATTCCAAGAACGCCGAAGCCAAGGCCCACAAATATAAGCTCTCCAACAAAAAGCACGCCGCACCCAATGAGGATAATTCCAGCAGCACCCCAAGTAGATGGCTCTTTTAAACGATTTTTTATATATTCCATAGTAATATCCTTTCTAGTAACCTTTTTTCTTTCCGCCTTTTTTCTTTCCACCTTTTTTCATAATTCTTTCCTTTTGTTAAAGTTTCATTAAATTTAAAATTTCTAACAACCCAAATTGACTTGCAACAATTACTGCTACTCCGCCTACTGCAAACCATTTTATTTGCTGTAAAGTTGCATGTATAGAGTTTAAACTATTAATAGCTGTTTGGATTGATTCGTCATGCTTACTTAACGTAATTTCAATTTGCTCTATTCTAGCTTTGCTCATAATTAAGCCATAGCCGAAGGACGCATACGGATGCTAGATGATCCAATACGTGCTCTTTGATCCATAATTTTCATTTCTTCAACTCCTTTAGAATATAGAGATTGCCATGTACCAATTCGGGTATCTTCATTTAAATACGGAGCTGCTTGTAATAGAGAGCCATATAAATATAAATCAGGTGCATCTGCTAAAAGCCAGTTTGATGCGTTAGTCGCGGATAATTCTGGTATTTTACCATAATATGTAAGCTCAGTTGTATAAGTGCTATCCGGGCTGGGTATTAACTCCACGCTTTCCCCAATAGTAGAAAAATAAACTGGTTTACCACTAGACGAAAATCTACTTACAGCATCACTAGCCTGGTTTGGTGTTAAAAATTCTAAAACAACAATTGGTGACGTGCTTAATTGAAACCTAATAGTCTCCTGCCAATCAGATGGAAAAGTTGTGTACGCTGTCGTAAGACTTGCATCAGACCTCTTGACCATTCTGTGGTCACGAATTTGTCGATTCATTTGAGCTTCAGCAAGTGTAATGAAATCTGGAATAACTGCTGTTAAATCATCTCTAAGAAGCCAATCAGCAATTGAAGCTTTTAATTCTGTATACGTTGTTAAACTCACAATCGGCCACTCCTAGTCCTAAAAACGCCATTATTACTATCGTTCATCCATTTCTTAAAAGCTACTGGATCGTCAGCAATGCCTTTTCTTTTTAAATCATAGTATACTGAAAGTGGAATGGAAGCAACTTTTGCAAGTTCGCCAAATTTACCGGGGCGTTCATTGTAATTTCTTTTGTTATATTCAACTGCGCTAGATATATCTTGCGTGGTTTCAACTACAAACTCTCCGTTAGATTTAACGTGCCAGTATTTTGTAATCCCAGTTAATGGATCGCTGTCAAAAATTCTTTTTTCCATCTTTTTTTCCTCGTAAAATTAAGGGCGACATATGCCGCCCTTAAAAATATTATTTAAGTTGTAGTACAGTCAGCAACCAGACCGTGAGCCGCTTGAGTATTTACAATCAAGCCACCTTCCCAGATTACCATTCGCTTTTCAGCATCGCCTGTTTTAGCAAGAACTTTTTGCTCGATAGGACGCAAGTTCGCAACTGAAACATACTCAGGATCAATTAGCCAAGTATCTCTAGCTCTTTGGAACCTGTTTGGAACTACGTTTAAAGTTCCAAAATCTGACATATAGACATCTGCTGTACCGATAATAGTAGTCGGCGAGTCAGAAGGAGCCATATATCTTTGAGCCGCAATACCAGCAAAGCCAGAAACTGTTCCTTTATTAAACGCTCCAACCATAAGCATAGATGGTTTCCCACCATTAGCGTAAGCGGATTGCATAACAGTTTTCACCATTGGCTCAGTCATAGCTCTCTGAGTACCATCAGTTCTAGCTGCCGTTCCGTTTGCGTTTGCTGGATTAGCACCGTTTGCACCGCCGCCTGTAGACAGCACAACATTCGCAGCAACCCAAGCTCCTAGACCAGCAGTTTGCCGTGGTGTGTTTGGTGCTGCACCAACAGCAGCGGCATTATTAAGAAGCAAAACCGATTCTATATCGCGCTTTAGCTCCCGGCCTCTGTGGGCTAATTGATAGCTTAGCTCATTCGCCCTACCGGCCTTATCCTGAAACTCTAAGTTGTCAGCCACGATGACTGTACGTCTAAGAATCTGTGAATAATTTCCGATACGAGTTGTGGCTGGCGTAGCGTCAAAAGCTGCGACATCGTCGCCGTCAATTCTCGCTGTAGTTACTACTGCACCAAGTGCATCAGTTTGCCAATCGAAACGTGTATTTGACACCTTTGTGCTGCCGATGTTCGACATAAAGGGCGTGTCCTCTGGAGAAATCATAGCAATAGTATTTGCCAAACTCTCCCTGATCCCGGCCGCGTTAAACGACGTGAATGTATTTGCAATTATAGCCATTTTTTATTCCTTTATAATTTTAAGTTTTTAATCATTTCAGCCGCGTCTGAAACACGACCGCTCTGCTGTAAACGCTGTTGCGCTCGTTTTAACTCAGTTTTAGGAATAGGCTGACTACCGCGAGATCCAGAACGTAAAGTTTTTACTTTTTGCTTCTTAGGCGTAGCTTTTGCCTCAGAAACTTTGTTAGCCCCTTGGTCGTATAGCATGGCTTTTCTTGCCAGCTTAACGAGTGTGGCATCTTGTAAGCCATTTATAGCAGATTCATCAAAACCTTCACTTAACAAAAAACTACGGAGTTCTGTTGACTCTTTTTGAGCTACAGTTGAATCACGCCATTGCGGAATTAGGTCGGGTAGTAACTCGCGCTGCTTATCTAAATATTGTGAATTAAAATATTCTACACGCTGAGACTCCAACTTTACGACTCTTTCGTTTTCTTGCTTAATTGTTTCTAATTGTTCTACTTTTAGCTGCTTTTCTTTACGATAATTAGTTTCTGCTATTCTCGCTGATTTAGGGTCCATATTAAATAGAGTATCCCAATCTGGTTCTGGCTGTTCCTGCTTCAATTGTTCGGCCAAGACCGGTAACATTTGAAGATACTGAGCACGTTCCTCTGAAACCTTCTGGTGTTCAGCGTCAAGGGATCTGTTCCTTTCAGCCAAAGCAGTGGTTTTTCGAGTGTAATCCGAAGTTCGCAAATAACCCTTCCTCAATTCTTCAACCGTTTTCTCTTCACCGTTTACCTCTAATTGCACTTGCAATAGTTTCTCCAGGTCATAAGAAGTGTCTTCTGAATCGTCTTCTTGATCATCTTCTTCCTCAGATTCGGCTTCAAGTGTTTCTGAAACATCTTCTTCAGACTCACTTTCCGCCATTGCGACTCCGTCTTGATCTTCTAAGACTTCATCTGGCGCATCAATTTGTTCAGCAGTATCCTTATCGGGTGCTATAAGTGAATTGATTGCTTGCGTAGCTTCTGCCATACCAATCCGCTGTGGGGTGTTGACTTCTGACATTGACTTCTTCTCCTATAATTTATTTAGTAAGTGGTTTACTAAGTGTTGCGTTATCGATCCATGCACGAAGTTTCTGTTTTACCATCTGTGTTCCGCGCATTTTCATAAAAATAGCCTCACGGCCACTTGTATCTCCATCACTAGAAGAATTAAACATCTCCCAGTAGTCACCTTCAATCTCGCCTAAAAACCGTTGAAAATCAACATCGTCAAGCAATCTTTTAGCAAAATGACCGTCATCCACGATTTCTTGTGTGGTTTTAATCATCAATAGCACCTTTTATTACTTCCGCTTGAGACTTTAACACTTCTCGATCAATCGCCAGATCACCTTTAATTTTCTCGACGTTAATTTGCGTGCCGTATTTAGCCTTTAATTCTTCGGTCTTCATTAGAATATCAGCCTCCAACTCGTCACGCTTTCTATCGTCTTCCATTACCATTTTTTCTCTGTCTAATTCAAGTTGAGCCATTTTCTTCTGAATATCAGCCTCAATGTCTTTAATCTGAACCTGTACAAGCATTTCATTAATATCCTGCTTTTCTTCTTCTTGTGGTGGCTGGAATTGCTGCGGATCGTTCCAGAATTGAGATGTATCCTTAAACCCAGATAGCTCTGTCATAGCTTTTAACGTGTTTGACAGCTTACTAACATCGGTCAAAGGATTCTGAGCACCCATAGTTTGCATTGCCTCTTTCTGCATTTCACCAATCTGGCGTAACATCATCATACGCTCAGTATCCGTACCTCGACCCAGAGCTACGTTAACAGATACATCCATATTAGAATCCCACACCCTGGGATCAATCGGCACAAACTCATTTCTAAGCTTAATCATTCGCTCCTGATCTTGGTGCGTCGTAATAAGATGTAATATTAATTTATATAAATCCTTCATGCCAGTCTCAGCAAAAATACGCGCTATTAACTCAATGTGCTGCTGTGCAGCCGATACAGTAGCATTAACAGCGGAAGCTGTAGACGATTGCAGCGCGTCGGCATCTAAACCAGCCGCTGCTCTGGATATTCCAGTGCGAGATTGCTTAACGTCATCCATATAATTAAGCACTGGGAAAGCTTGCTGGCCAACAAATGGCATCGCTAAAGGTGTAACTTGCCCGGCAGCTCTCTGCCTAATAATCGCACCCATTTCAGTGTTCATTACGTCTTCAATATTCGCCATTCCCTCAACAACAGCCATTCGAGGGTGAATAGACATCGCCAAACTATCTAACGTATTACGCAAAATTACCGACTTAATACGCTGAATATCGCCAACAATATCAAACATACTTAACCCATAAAAATCATGTGGCTCTGGATCGGGACAAAACGATGCAAACGGAGCCGCAGCACACGGCTCATTTAATAATATTTTATTAGCATCCCCGGCGGTACAAATCTTACGCAATTCAGAAACGCCATCGCCATCAAAATCAATACGTATGTAATTCTCAATGTATAAAACTTTTCTCATTGCGTCATCGTCACGCTGGCCCATTGCATTTTGCAATGCCGGGTTTCTGGTGTATCTCTCTACATTGAAATCCATGTCATCTGTCGTAGATGATAAACCCACCATCTCCTCTTCTTCGTACCCCATCGCAACCAACTCGGACACAGTTACAATACGACGATGTGCAACATATTCCGCTGCATCAATAGACTTGGCACGCCTATCAATTAAAAACTCCTCCGGGGGGATGCTTTCAATCTTAACCTTGCCATTAGAACTTTCACGCCTTACCGTAACATCGTAAAACATAGGCGGAGGAACAGAAACAGGCTGGCCCGTTTGAGGGTCAATCATCTCCCCCATTTCCTCAGAGATAGTGTAAGACTCCGTAATCTCTACATCACTATCAGGCTCAGACATTAACGCACTTAACGCCATCTCATCCAAACCAGTCAATTTATCGGTACTAATTTTTAAATCGTCGTCCCAATATGCCTTGATAATGCCAACTTTTCTAATCAACGCATCTTTGAAAGCACTGTACATCACTAAGAAACCGTTATTATCTCGATTTACAATGTAATTAGCGTAATCTGACGCTTGCTCCGCTACCGCGACATCCTCCGGGCCATTAGGTGCATACTCAACAGTCTTATCTGAACTGGTAAAAATACGCATTAAACTTGGCAATATAGACTGAACAGTATCACGCACATCCATCGACACAACTTGCGACCGACCGTCCTCCTCATCGCCAAACGCCTCGCCCCGGTAATACTTAGTGGCAGTAGCACGACTAGGGGAAACAGTATTATCACTATAATCAACAGCGTCATCAATTTGGCCAGCGAGAATACCCTGCAACTCGTCTTCGGTCATCTCACCTTCAACCGCTATGTCGTCTTCGTCGCTATACTCCATCTAATTCTCCTGTTGAACAGATAATAATTTTATACTTGTAGCCTTTTTCATTATATTATAACATCTTTTTCTTGGAGGACGACATGATAAATATTTTTGATACTATAACAGACAAATCACAAAAAAGAGAAGAAATAGTTTTAGCAGCTATGTTTTTAGATAAGACAGACATAAAATCATTAGAACATTTTGATTCTATGGTATGCGATTTGCTAGATTTTGACAACAGTAACGACCCACCAAATTTCATTATCGACGCCCTTGCATCTTCATAATGGTATCTACAATTTCTGGCGTTATTAACTGAGATGGCATTTGTGTTTTCATAGCATACGTTTTATGAGCTTCAGATTCTGGTGTTCTTACACCAGTTTTTTTATTTAATATAGTGCTGTTTGCGCGACCCTTATAGAAGTCTGGAAAAAGTAAACTTTGGTGGATAGGAGGCATTGAGCCAACATAACCGCTGTTAGAATCTGCGGCTCCCTTAACTGATGTGTCGTATGTTGTGTGAGGTACAGAGTCTGGAGGTTTATTATTACCTAACATTTTAGATGTATTAATTTTAGACATACCCAAGCCTGTCATGCCTGGCTTTAAATCTATTTGGGAAGGATCTGTAACTGCAAGTCTTATTTCCGCAGGACTAGGAAATCCTGCGTCTTGTGCTGGTCGGCTATCCATATTTCTAATAAAAGATTTTCTAATGTTTGAACTTGCTTTTTTTACATATTCCCTCAATCCTTTTGACTGAACGCCAGGCCAATTTGGATCGGTTTTTAGCATTAAGTCATCAAACTGAAGAGCGTTAGCTTTCGTTACTGGAGCAAATTTCATCATTTCAGCCATTGTTTCAGCAGCAAAATTAGTAAAATCTACAGCATTTGGCGCCATACTAATAGTAGAACCCACTACTTCATCTCCTGTTTTTTCAGCGATAAGTTGAGCTTCTTTTTTTATTCTATTAGCAATTGCAGCAGCAGAAGCCCAAATTGAATTATCAAGTTGGTTAGCTTGACCTCGCATATAATCTACACCACCTTCTGTTA